GGGGGGGAGGTTTTTTTTACCAAATGTGATTTGGTTTTTTTATGTCGGGGTGGCACCCGCTCAAATCGCGTGGCCCGGTGTGCTGTCCACTCGCATGATTGCTTTTGCTTTGTTTCACACGCTTGCGCAATTGTTGCTCGTGACGCACGGCCGGGCCTGAGCTCCTTCGCGGGCGCCCCCCCGAACCCCCCCTGCGCTTCGCGCGGTTAAGATCTCTCACTTCGTTCGATTGGATCTGTTTTCGGGCCAGTATCTGGCCCATATAATGCGAAAGCCCCTTGCGGGGCTTTCTAATGTTTCGCCCTACGGGGCGACCGGCGTGTCCGCCGCCGGCTCTCGGGGGGCTGAAAGCCCCGTGCCCGGTGGGGTACCCCCACCCGGGCTATTTTGGGAGGCTCTAAAGGCCTCCAGTCGTTTCTGACGGGCTTCTTTTACCCTGTCTTCTATTTCTCTGCGCCTTTCGGCGTAGTGTCTTGCGTGTTCTGACATTTCCGCCAGATCAGCAGGGAAGTGCCGTGGGATCGGCGGGATTGGCAGGTCATCATCTTGCTTGATTGAATCGTAGTAATCCACGTCTTTCTGTGCAGCCGTCCGAAGACCAGCAGCCATGAGCGCGGTAATACGTTTCTCCATTGGCATATAGCCGACCAATTCACGCTTAGACCGTTGTTTACTTTTGGGGTTGCCCATATAGCTACCCCCTTCTTTGTCCGCATTGTACGCGGCCACGTTTGTTTTGATAATCTTTAGCATCTTAAATGCCTCCTGTTCCGCCCGGTATTGCCATGAATGGCAACGGTCGGATTGCGTTGATACGTAGGCCAAATGATCCGAGAATCCCCGGGACGTTTTGGACTGCGTATATTCGTTTGAGTTCTGGCAGGTCAGGGCCCAACGATATAAATTCACCGTTGAGTTCTGGTAGCGCCGAAAATTTTCGGCCTAAGTGCCAGTAGTCGAATGTATCGCGCATTTCTGACGTGACCCGGTTAGGCAGGTAACGCATTTCGTTATACTGCCCTGTGAATCCGAATGGCTCGCGCCCTTCTTCTCCTGACGGGTCGGCTGCTGCGCTTTGGTTGTAGATCTCCGCATTGAATATTTCTTGCTCTGACAGGTGAGCAAATTCGGGTGCAGGGAAATCCAGTTTGTTTCGTCGCAGCCAACTGCGATCAATGCCTTGTTGATACGCGGGCGTTGGGTCTGCGCAGGCAAGTACCATTATGAGCCCATGTTCTTGGACTCGGTAGTTACCAATAGATGAACCGGCAACTGAGATGCCATGGCCGGCCATGTTGCCCTGGGGTGTCGGTTCTGTGTCGCTCGCTGAGGTTTGCAGGACTTCGCTGAATAGGAAAGGCGATGTGTATCCACCAATATATTCCGGGCGTTGAAGTCTCATGTCCAGTGGTTGCGTGCCATAGCGCGCTTTGAGTTGTTCCACATAGCGTGCGCCGCCGCGGGCGTTGCGCTCCAGGTATACTTGAGTCTGTACGGCGAGCCTGAGGTCAGCGATGTCAACGGTACTAAGTCCTGCGCCGCTGATCGTATTACCAGCAGTCACAGCATCCCAATACTGGTCGAAGTTCGCCGGAGAGTTAGACCAGATTAACGGGCCACTCGCTGTGCTGCCGATAGTACCCGATGCCATACCAAGATTGTTTGTACCGTCTCCGTTCCTTTTCGCTGGAATCTTCATCTCTTGTTGATTATACGTCGTCATGTCTGAATAGCCAACATTAAATACAGCGTTGGTTGACCCAAAAACGGGTAGCGCCACCGGAGAAAGTGAACGCTGCTGAAAGGGCAGAGCTGAGGTGAAATAGTCTCTCGTCCAGTTGCGGTAGAGCGGCTGATATACTTCGCCAGCTACACCTACGTTTTCTGGCCGCTCATCCTGGATGCCCGGCACTCTGAAAAATTCGTTCCATATTCTGACGTACGCTTGCCGCGGATAGTCTATCGGGCATACTTCGGGGGCGGGTGGTGATGAACCGCCTACAGGGTTATATCCAAGGTAGTCCCAAAGTGAACCAACGGCCATAACATTAGTTTCCGATGCTGTAAAGTTGACGGGATTGAATAGCGGCAGGGTCCCGACAATTGACCCATCTTCTCCACCGGTAATGAAGTCTTCCCATCCTTCGTCTAAGATCCGGTACGGGACGAAGAACGAGTAATAGCGAAGTTTAACGGCGTGCAGTATCGGGCTTAACATTGGTTGCATTCGTAGTACTGCCGCCACGCCAAGTTTGAAAAAATCCCCGGGAATGCATTCGAGACAGGCGATAGGGATTAATTGAGCCATGTCAAATGTAGTTTTGTACTCGTGGGAAAGGTCAAAGGCGCTGCGCGCGCCTTTTGCCTTATCAAGTTCTGTAAATACTGAATCTGTTCTCACAGTGCCGCCTTGAGCTCTCCAGCTACATAGATCGCGATGATTCGCATGTGCATCTCGCCGTCTTTGGCTCCTTGTTTTTCTTTTGCTTCGTTGAATTGTTTCTCTGCCACTCCGACAGAGGGCGCGCAGAAGACGTGACTTACTCGCTCTGCCAGACGGTCTTCAATTTCCCATAATACCCATGTGTCGCGCCGGGGTACTTCTTTGAGTTCGATGATTGTTTCTTTCATAGTTTTGTTCCTTGTTCTTTTATTGCCTCACCTTTTCTCAATACTTGATCTTTTGCGTCTCCACGTTTTCTGAGTTGGATGAGGACATTTTCTTTTTCGTCTGCTGTCAAGTCGTTAAACTTTTTGCCACCGTATTCCGGGCACATTTCCAGCAGCATATCCGAGAGTGCGACATCTGATTGCCAGCTTCGTCTGAAATTGAAGCCTTCAACGGCTTCAGGGAATAGTTCTCCGTACATCTTGACATACGGTCTGGGGATAGGTAGTTTTGAGCCTTGGTAGGTAAGACAGCCTTCGGCTAATGATTCTATCATGTTTTCTTTTGCCCAGTCGAAACCCAGACCTTGAGAAGATATTTGAAAGGGTGCAGGCCTTTCGTTTTCTGAGTATTCGTAGAGGCCCAGTTTTTTTGAGACGTAACCGGCCACGTATCTTATACTTTTTTCTGTCGCTGTGCCTACGTCTACGAGGCCCAACCGCCAATATTTGGAGAGTTGTTCTTTGGTGACCCATTGGCCGAATATTATTGAATGAAAATGCGGCCGGGATCCACGGTCTCCATATTCGCCACAGGCGTAGTAGGTGAAGTCTAAATCTTTACGCATTCGCTTAAAGAATTTTTGGAGGTCTGACTTGACCAGTATTCCTCTGGGGTCGTTGCCCCTCAGGGGAAGGTTTTGGTCATCGTATGTGAGAGTGATGAAGCATGCCTTCTCGGCTGATGTGACTTCGTGCAACATCCTGATTGTCCATATAGATCGGCGACGAATTCGGCAGGCAAGGCACTTGCCGCAGGGCATAGGCCATGTTCTACCGTCGCCGCTTTCCCATATCCACGGCTTCTTGCATGCACCCACGATTGACATTTACAGTCGATAGCCACCGCGACCGGGTTTGATGAACCGGCGCTTTTTGATTCTCATCTTTCCACGTTTTGGACGGTAGCCTTTGTTATTTCTCATCGGTTTAATCTCCTGTTTCTTTCTTGTCTTGCTTCCTCGTCTGATGGCATAATGCCACCGACTCCGGGGATGAATGTCGATTTGTCCGCAGCTGACATAACGCCAGCCTGCATTTTTTTGAGTGTTTCTTTTCCCGCGTTGGTCTGTAACCATTTCATAATGTCTTCGATTGTGGACGTTTGCGCGCCGGGCCTTTTGCCAGTTAGTTGGTAGTAGTACAGATCAAGAGCAGATATCCCTGTCTCGTTTTTGGCTTTTTTTACATTTTGCTCAATTAGCTCAGTTTGAGCCTGAGCGGCTTTTGTTGCCATTAGTGATTGTTGTGTTTGTGCCGCTTTTGTCATTCCTGATATAGCGCCTTCGGCTCCCAGTGAATCTTGAGACATTGCCGGGTCTATTTTGATAGGCGAACCAGCCTGAGCAGAGCTACCGGCGGCGAGGACGGGGGATAAACCAGCGGCTTTGAGGTCTGCAGTTCTTCTCTGGACCGCGTTGTCTTCACGTGCCCATGTTTGTTCGTTAAGCCATTTTGAATAATCTTGCGCTTTTCTTTGTTCATTGAGGTTCCTCTCGTTGTTAAAGATTGATGCGACTCCGCCTAAGAATCCGCCTGCTGCTGACCACACACTCATCCGTTACACCGTATTTCGGTCGAATAGTGTAAAGCATAAGTTGTTATTGCCAATGACCAGAAATTTTCTTCGCAGAATTGCGCGGATACGTGGTAAAGTTTACATGGTTTGCATTTCATGGTTTATACTATATTTTGGTTTTGTGGTGTCACCTAAAAAGTGACACCTTGTGTGACACGGGGTGTCACGTAGCATATACTATAACAAGGGTTCGTATATGCTGATACCCCCCCC